GAAATGACGGCATAAATGGGTGGCGAGGCGTCATCCAGCGGCACGGTTAAGACGACGCAGGGGCGCGATACCCCTAGTAGTTTGGCAGGGTAACGAGCCGAGCCTTGCCTACGGGTGTGTGCCCAGTCTTGCCCGCTGAGCTATCCACTCGGTGGGCAGGCCACCGCCGCGAATGAAATGCTCCAGCGCCATCTTGTTGCCAGGCCTGAGACTGGCGTGGATGATCTTCGGGTCCAGGTAGGCCAGCTTCGCTATCCGGCTGGCCTGACTGAGGTTCATCTCCTCGGCCGCGGCGATCTCGGTCAGCGAACCGAAGCGGCCGTCGTCAAGCAGCCGTTGCCAGTGATGCGCCAACCCCAGAGCTCGTAGCAGCGGGCTTGGCTGCTCAAGTTCACCTTGCTGGCGTTCACGGGCTGCTTCATCGCTGAACTCGATGGGGGTGTCGAACGGTGTGATCACCTTACGCCGCACCCCCCGTTTGACCAACGTCCAGGGGATGTATGTCTCCATCTGCACGCCACCTGCCGGACTCGGGATCTGGAATGTCACCGGGGTTCCGATCACTTTGCCGAGGTCTTTCTTGCCCATTTCTACTCCTACATGAACTGATCAAAAAGTGCCCGCTGCTCAGTCCAGAGACTAGGAATACGGTTGCGGATCAGCCAATGCGCCGTCATTCGTCTGGGTTGTTTGCCTGCCATCAGTTCTTCAATCAGGTCGGGAGCCAGTAGCCCCATCCGGACCAACCGGTTCACGGTCGATGGTGTGACGCCTTCAACTTTGGCAATGTCGGATCCACTGGCGTATACGCCAGTGTCAAGGAGTTCTTGCCAAAAGAACCCACGACCGACCACGTTGAGGATATTGACGTCATGAACAGGGGCACCACTGTCGGCGATCAGCCTGCCTGCCCGCCGCTTCAAATTCAGTGGCACGAAGGTGCTCTGGTCTGTCGACTCAGTGGCTTTCATGTCGCCTCCCATTCGGCCAGTTCGGCACCGATGCTGTCCGGCGCGAATTCTTCAATCAGGTCCTTCCAGCCAACCTCTCGCCACTTCACTTTCAGCCCACCGGTCACCAGGTCCACCCGCTCGATCATCAGGTTCACGATGCGGTCCTGCTCAGCCGGGTAAAGCTGCTCCCAAACACTGCCCAGCTGACGCATGGCCATCACTGCAATGTCCTCGCGCACGGCTGAACCGTTTTTACGAATGAACTGGCAGACACCTGCTACAGACTCGGGGCTTGAGAGCACGGTCTTGATCTGGGCCAAGGTGGCGGCCTCGACCTCATCGGCCGGTAGGCGCGCGTAGGTCTTGCTGTCAGCACCGAACCTGGCCTCTGCTTTCGAGAAGTAGTAGCGGTACTTGCGACCGTTTTTGTTGGAGTAGGTCGGGTACATCCGATCCCCAGAAGGGGCATACAACAAGCCGCGCAGCAGGGCATCGGTTCGCGAGCGCGCTTTGGTTTCCACCGAGCGCATGTGCCCATCGCTGGCCAGGATTTCGTGGACTTGCCCCCACAGGCCGTGATCAATGATCGCGCTGTGGACGCCGGGATGCCAGCTGCCCTTGTGGGAGATCTCTCCCAAGTAGAGCCGGTTGCGCAGCAGCTTGTACAGGTACTTTTTGTCGATGCGCGAACCGCTGTGCATCTTGCCGCTGCGCGTCACCCATGCCTTGGTGGTAATTCCTTCCGCTGTCAAGTTGGCCGCGATTTGGGTGGTTGACCCAATCGTCAGCATTTCCTGGAAGATGCGCTGGACGATGGCGGCTTCAGCATCGTTGATGATGAGCTGCCGGTTCACGACGTCGTAACCCAGGGGCGGCACGCCCCCCATCCACATGCCCTTGCGCTTGGATGCCGCAATCTTGTCGCGGATGCGCTCACCCGTGACCTCGCGCTCGAACTGCGCGAAAGACAACAGCACGTTCAGCATCAACCGCCCCATGGATGTGGTGGTGTTGAACTGCTGCGTGACCGAGACGAACGAGACCTTACGGCGCTCGAACACCTCGACCATTTTGGAGAAGTCCGCCAGGCTACGTGTCAGTCGGTCGATCTTGTAAACGACCACGATATCGACCAGGCCGCGTTCGATGTCGGCCATCAGGCGCTTCAGACCGGGGCGCTCGGTATTGCCACCTGAAAATCCAGGATCATCGTAATCGTCGGCAACCGGTATCCAGCCTTCTGCGCGTTGGCTGGCGATGTATGCATGTCCCGCCTCCCGCTGTGCATCGATGGAATTGAATTCCTGGTCCAGTCGCTCGTCGGTGGATACACGGCAATACACCGCGCATCGCTGGCGTGGCTTTTTGTTCGGGGTGTCGCTCACTGGAACTCCTCCGCAGGTCGGCGCAGCCCAAAAAACAATGGTCCTGACCATGAGCTGCCAGAAATGTGGCGTGCCACCGCCGACAGGCTCTTGAAGTACTTGCCCTCGTATTCAAACGTCCCCTCGGCGGTCACTTTCACATAGTGGTCCCGCTCGGCCCATTCACGAACCAAGACCGTGCCGGGAGCCAGCGTGATCTCAGGTCCCTTGCGACGGGTTTTGATCTTGGACTGCCGGACACCGATGTTGGCCAGACGCCGGCGCGTATCCGGATCCAGTCCGCCAAAGGCTTCTTCCTGCAGCTTGTATGCAATCCGGGACTCCAGGTAGACGCGGTTGGTCTTCTCCGGACGAGATTTGAAGAAGCGATCCCACAGCGCCCACAGTTCTGGCAACGGGATCGATGGCAGGGAGGCCACTTGTTTGGCCACGGATGATGTGTCGTTCATGACAACTCCTCTTGTTTAGACGGGGTTGTATGAACGCGCTGGTCGGGCACAAAGCCAAGGCGAACCGGGTTCTCTGCTGGCTCTTTAGCCACATAACTGCGCGTGATCGCAGTGGCAAGGATCGTGGCAATTTCGGCCGCCCGCTCGAGGGCGCTCATGCTTTCGGGATTCGGTAAATTTGGTGTTTTCATTGGTCTCTGGTCGGCAATCAAACTGTGTATGAATTTTCAGAATTCGCGTTCATTTGCACCAGAAGGGAGTTAGTGAGAGCTGACAACGCGTGAGGAAGGCTGAGGGATAGACGCGGATTTTTTCGTTGGGTCAGTCGCTGTTGAGGGTTTGAGAGCCGCTTGCATGGCGAACGTACGTTCTCTATAATCAAGCTCATCATGAAAGCCCTCCACGATCACGTACACCTGGCGACGCTGCAGCGCTACTACGCCCAGCACCGGGTGCTGCCGTCCTACGCCCGGCTGATGGAAATCCTGGGCTATGCGTCCAAGTCGGCTGTCAAGAAGGTGCTCGAGCGTCTGGAGGCCGCCGGTATGCTGGAGCGCACCCCCGACGGAGACTGGGCGCCCACCGAGCGCTTTTTCGAACGGGTGGTGGCCAACGAACCCGTGCCGGCGGGCATGCCTGTTACCACCTTGGATGACGGGGTCGAGCAGATGACGATCGACCGATTCCTGATCCAGGACCCCGGCGAGACCGTGCTCATCAGGGTCAAGGGCGATTCCATGATCAACGCAGGCATCCACAACGGTGATCTGGCCGTGGTGGAGCGCCGCAAGAACGCCAACGTGGGCGAACAAGTCGTGGCCGTGGTCGACGACCAGTTCACCCTCAAGACCCTCGGTCGGGATCAGGAGGGCTACCACCTCATCGCGGCCAACCCGGAGTACCCCGTCATGCGTCCCAACGGCAAGCTGGAGATCTTCGGTGTGGTGGTGGGTCTGGTGCGTCGATACACGTAACCCAGCCCTGGAGGAGCCCAACAATGAAAATCTTCAATCCCCGCCATTTCCTGCGTCACATCTCGCCGGCCGTCCTGCAGGACTTTGTGCAATCCCATCCCTTGGGTGCATACCTGTCAGTCGACTGGACGTTGCCGGAGGCGAAGTTGGCCCATGCGCTCATTGACGCCGTCGAAGACCTGCAGGCCCAACTGCTCGAAGACATTGCCTTGACCACGGCTGAAAAAGTTACCCTCGAGGAAAACCTGTTCCGGTGGAACGAAGACCTGCGACGCGCCCACATCACCGGCACGGAGGTCGGTGCCCGGGAGTTTGCGCTTGCGCTGGCGCAGGACGCCGCCGCGCTGGAACATCTCCACGGTATGGATCCACGCGAGCAAGCGTTGTGGATGCTTGCCCACCACGAACAGGTCTTTCGGGACATCGAACTGCGGCTGGCATTTCGAGCCAAGACCCATGGCCGGTCATGGAAACCCAGCCAGATCCTTCCCAACCTCGTGCCCCACCTGGATCAGGACTCCCTTGAGGCGTTCAAGCGGGATGTGGCAGCGCTGTATCAAAAGTCCGGCGGCGGCATTGGCTCACACATCGAGGTCAGCCGCTATGGCACCGAAGGCAGCATCCAGTTCACGCTGTACGTCGAGGGACCAATCACGGCCATTGCCCAGTTTCGCAAGCACGACTTCAAGCGCATCGCCACCCGCGTCGCCCTGGAAAACGCACTGGTCTATCACCCCAAATCGGGCGTGGTGGAAACCGTGGTCAAGGGTGGTGCCAAAAACCACGTCGCTGTCCTCACCCTGTTTGCCAAGCATCTGGCCAAGACCGAATTGAAACCCGAGGCCATCACGCCCAGCCGGTTCAAGCTCAGCGTGTTGAACGACGGACTGCTGGCGCCGAGGGAAGACTGGTCAACGCAAGGCATCCAGAAGGTTCGGCTGCGCCGAGCCAAGTTCACGCCGGCCGACCAGCGCAGCAGTGCCATCCAGATCGAAGCCAGCCCCGAGGCCAATCGCGAGGACGCCATATGCGTGGCCCGCGACAAGCTGAAAGTAGCGCACTCTTTCGACAGCGAGTTCGAAATGGACCGGGCCACGCTCATGGTCTACACCCGTGACCAGGAAAGCAGCCGCGAGGGCCACTTCAGTTTCGACGTCTATGCCAGCGGCTCGACCACCATCAAAAACCTGTCGCACCGCAATCAGCAACTGGCGCAGTGTGTGATGCGCAGCCTGGGTATCGTTGAATCGTCTGGCCCAGCGGCATGAGCCAGACGCAGATCGAGGCCACGGCCTTGCTGTGCCGGATGCTGGAGAGTACCGCCAAGGAAATCTCAGGCCCGCTGCTGTCCGACCCTGGCAATCAGGACGCCCTGGCGCAACTTCGGCGTGAACACCTGGTGGGTTTTGGTGAGCCGCTCAACTGGTTTCAGTGCCCTGAGTGCCGGGATGACATGGCACGCGTGGTGCGTGAACTGCCCGGTGACAAGGTGCTCCTGCTGTGCGGCGGTGACTGCAAAGATTTTGAGGCGCCACGCAGCGTTTGCCAAACCACGGTGGTCAATGCCGAACGTGTGGTCGGCCATCTGGCCACGGGGCTGGATCTGAATCGGCATCAGATCGAGTGCCTGGTTCCCGACCTGGCCTGGCGCATTGGCCTGGTCGAGGATCGGCGCGGAAAGCCGGTCACCTGGTATTTCGCGCGCCACCTCAACCGCGACACCACGGCACAAAAGCTGCTGATCCATTTGAGCGGCCACCGCGCCGATCGCAGTGCGCGCATCCTGACCAGTAGCCCGGTGCCACTGCCTGTCAGTTCTCCTCTGGTGCAGTATGAGGTGGTGCATCTGGCCGATCTGATGCGCGTGTCGCAAAGCCGCTTTGAGTTCTTTGCCAACCGGGTCATGGAGCCGGCCGCCGTATACCAAGTGCATGATTCAGCGACGGATCGGGGTACGACGCTGCGGTATGTTCGCTCCGAGCGCAATGCCTACATTGACGGCGTGGCTTATCCGCTGGAGGCGATGCAGGCCAACATTCTGCTGGCGCTGATCGACGACTTTGACCACCGGATGGAGGGCAGCGCACTGCGGGATGCCTGTGGCTCGGATACCGAGCGGTTTGCCCCGATCAAATTCTTCGGACGCAATCCACTGGTCTACAAAACCTTCATCAGGTACATCTTTGGCGACAAGGAATATGCGCTGATCATCCCCGACGGCGATCGAGACTGGTTGCACTGAGCCGCCCCAAAGCCGAAGACCTTTTACCCCTTCAGATGACCCGGCCCCGCACAACGCAGGCCGGGTTTTTTTGCGTTCTGCAGAACTGAAGAATTTGCCTTGCAGAACGATTCAGCAGCACGAAACCGTTTTGCAGAACGTTTCTGCAGAATCTGCAGAACGTTTTGTGGAATCTCGATTGATGCAATGCCAGCACTGGTTAGCGCCGCTCCCAAGTGGCCAGAAACCAGGGCTCATCAACCATCAAGGAGATTCACGTGCAAGCGTCCGAAATCGTTACACACATCTCACAGAGTCAGCTGGCAGAGCGTTGGCAACTCAGTGAATCCACCATCGAGCGGTGGCGTGCCGAGGGCATTGGCCCCATCTTTCTGAAACTGCGCGGTCAGGTCCGCTATCGCCTCGAAGACATCCGTGCTTTCGAGGAAGACAGCATGCGTGCCAGCACCAGCAAGGCGGTGGCCGCATGAGCACGCTCACCACAACCACCCCAGAAACCTCGGCACTCGAAGCGGCTTTCCAGCGCAGCGGTATTTCACTGCCCGTGCCGTTCATGGAGTTGTCGGCCACAGTCATTCGTGACCTGCCGCTGACCCATGTAGCGGATCTCAAGCGTTTCGAGGCAGCGGCCAAGTCCGAGCTGGCTGCACTTTCCAACATGATCCAGGCCGGTCTGGACATGCGCTACGGCGAACAGGCCAAGGCCCAGCTGCTCGCGGACAACAAGGACACCGGTACCACCCACGTCATCGATTGTGACTTCGACATCACCGTCGAGGTCAGCAAGGACGTGTCCTGGGACCAGAAGGCGCTGCAGGCCATCTGGAGCCGCATGGTCGCAGCCGGTCAGGATCCGACCGAGTTCATCTCCGCCAAGTACAGCGTGAGCGAATCCCGCTTCAAGGCCTGGCCCGAGGTGTTTCGCCAGCCCTTCATGGCCGCGCGCACGGTCAAGCCCAAGACAGCCAAGTTCACGTTGCGCAAGCCCTCTGCCGGTGAAGGAGCACAGTGATGTTGCCCATCATCTCCGCCGAAGAACGGCTCAAAGAACGGCACAGCGCCAAGGTTGGCCTCGTTGGGTTTCCTGGCGTGGGCAAGACCACGCAGTTGCGGACCCTGCCGCCCAAGACCACCCTGTTCGTGGATCTGGAAGCCGGTGACCTCTCCGTCAAGGACTGGCCGGGTGACACGGTGCGCCCACGCACGTGGCAGGAGTTCCGTGACCTTGTGGTCTTCCTGGCAGGGCCCATGCCCACCGCATCAGCCGACCAGGCCTTCAGCAAGGCGCATTACGACCATGTCTGTGCCACCTACGGCGATCCGGCTCAGCTGGCCAAGTACGACACCTACTTCGTTGACAGCCTGACCGTGCTCTCTCGGCTCTGTCTGGCTTGGTGCAAGACCCAGCCGCAGGCTTTCAGCGAGAAAACCGGCAAGCCGGATAACCGGGGAGCGTACGGCCTGCTGGGCCAGGAAATGATCACGGCGCTCACACACCTGCAGCACGTGCGCGACAAGCACGTCATCTACGTCGCCATCCTGGAAGAGAAGACCGATGACTTCAACCGTCGCTTCTACCAGCTGCAGCTCGAAGGCAGCAAGACCGCGCTGGAATTGCCCGGTGTGCTCGATGAGGTGGTGACGCTGGCTGTGCTCAAGGCCGACGACGGCTCGACCTACCGGGGCTTTGTGACGGGGGCGGACAACAGCTTTGGCTTCCCCAGCAAAGACCGCAGCGGCCGCCTGGATCCCATCGAAGAACCCCATCTGGGTCGGCTCATCGCCAAGTGCCTCGGCCAGACACCCGCCACCAATCTCAACACCGAACACACGAATTGAAAGGACACCCTATGAACACCTATGACCATGCCACAGCTCCTGCCAGCTGGAATGACTTCAACGACGCCGAAGCCCAGCAAGGTGCCTTTGATCTGATCCCGCGCGGCATCTCCGTGCCCGTGCGCATGACCATCAAACCTGGTGGCCATGATGACCACACCCAAGGCTGGACCGGCGGCTATGCCACCCAGTCGTTTGACACCGGCGCGGTCTATCTCGCCTGTGAGTTCGTCGTGACCGATGGCCCCTTTGCCAAGCGCAAGATGTGGTCCAACGTCGGGTTGCACTCGCCCAAGGGTCCGACCTGGGGCCAGATGGGACGCAGTTTCATCCGCGCGGTGCTCAACAGCGCGCGCAACGTCCAGCCGCAGGACAACTCACCCCAGGCGGCAGCCGCCCGTCGCATCAACAGCTTTGCCGACCTGGACGGCATCGAGTTTCTGGCCCGCGTCGATGTCGAAAAAGACGGTAAAGGCGAGGACCGCAACGTGGTCAAGGTCGCTATCGAGCCCGACCACAAGGACTACGTGCCCCTGACAGGCCTGTCCCCCGCAGGCGGCGGTCACAGGGGCGGTGGTGGCCACTCTGGCGCGCCAGTGCAACCTACCCCTGCCTATGCGCAGCC